CATTCGGATACGCAACGGAATGGAACGTCAGGCGGTATCCCGCCACAACCCTTGCTGACATTGCAGAGGGGTTGGCTAATCGCATACCCACAAGGACTTGAACCTCGACCTACGGTTTTGGAGACCGTTGCTCTACCAGTTGAGCTATGGGCACAGAAACGTGGCGGTGGGACGCAAGAGGGCTGCCCGTGGGCTACACCGCTCTCACCGCCACGTCGAGCCAGGGATCAAGTCCCTGGGGCGTTTGTGTTTCTCCAAAGGCACTGTTTCGCATAAGGAGAAACATGCAGTTTCGGGAAACGGAAACTGCAAAGTGCAGTATGGAAACCCTGCAAAGTGTTCAGCGGGATTTAGATGGCTTGCTTCTTCTGGGCCAAAGACCCTTGAGCAATACCACTGGTGCCGCTGAATGCGGCACGTTCCTTCGATGCAAGTTTCTTCTTACGCTTGGTTACCTCGTTGGCACCACTGAGGCCAAACGCCTCAGTGACCTGATCTTCGGAACTAACACTGTCACCGTAGATACCACCAAGCTTGGCGACCTGATCTGCCTCAGCAGAGATACCTCGGTAACGCTCACGGGCTTCCTGCTCAGTGACACCCTTGGCTGCAAGCGACTCCGCTTGCGCCTTAGCGGTGTTCACGCCAAAGTTGTTACCAGCACCAGCAATCTTGCTTGCGTTCAACTGGTTGGTTTTCTCCAACAGTGAGGTTGCCTTGTCTGGGTCAAGGAAGTAAGCCATGACACCATCACGGCCTACGCCGTACATATCACGCAACGCCTGCAACTGACCTGGGTCGTTAGCCTCAAGGGTTTGGTAAGCATCGGCTGCCATCTGCACCCGACCCTGTACCTCAGTTGCCGCAACACCCTTACCGATCCAGTCTTGGAAATCGTCAGGGTTGTCGTAGAAGCCCTTAGGTAGTCCAGCCTGCTGCATGTACTGCTTGTACGTCTCCTCAAGCTGCACATACTCAACTGGGTCTAGTGGCTTAAGGCCACTAGCAATGCGGGCATCGTTAGCCTTAAAACGCTTCTTGTAAACCTCGGAGTCCTGAATCTTGTTCGACTTCAGAACCTCACGAGACGTTTGATTCGGGTCACGGACAACCTCTTCCAAGATGAGGGTGTCAAACAGTTCACCCAAACCGATCTTGGAATACATGTCCTTGATGATTGCTAGGCGACGAAGGATTGTTGGGTTCGTCTGATCGGACAGATTGCCTAGCTGTGTGTCCCAGCCTTCAGGTGTGTCAGCCATTGTTCAAGAACCCCCACTCCTGCAAGAGTCCACCAGCAACCTTGGACATAGTTTCAGCACCATTGTTAGTCGTGAGCCACTTCGGGTCACGACGTAAATCTTCCTCAAACTGCCACAAAGGTTTCACTGTTGGATTGCCCTGCTCATCGCGTGCCTGCAAGGCCCGCTTGACCATTGGGTTACTCAAAGTGCCAGCACCGTTATCCAAGTCATACGTCTTTTCCAAAGCCCGTAGATATGAACCGGCGGCAGTCTTAACGTCAGTCTTACCGTTGCGAAGGTCATCACCCCATTGGGCGTAAGTGTTCGCTGCATCATTTTTGATCTGCGTCTCAACGGCAGTGTCGCCATTCTGAATGAACTTCTGTGCAGCCTGACGGTAAAACGAATCCGGGTAATCCATACCGTAGTCGGAAGCCATCTTGCGTAAATCCATTTCACGCTTACCAGCTTCACCCAGTAGACCCTGGCCTTCCTTCACCTTCAGGTGGGCACCAAGGTATTGGTTTGCTTCAGCCTCAGACCAGCCATCGTCATACACAAACGCTGAGCCGAGACTGTTCAACTCTTCCTCGGACAGTTCGACACCAAGCCGGTTGGCTTGAAGTCGAATGTTCGTCTTAGCCTTATTGACCTTGAAATCGAACTCGCCAGGGTTGTGAGCGCGAGACTTCTCAACTTCCTTCCATCGCACTGAGTGGTCACGAAACCAATCAGTGTTCTCAATGGCTAGTTGGATCTTCTGGTCATCCCACTCGTGGATGTGGGCATTGATGAAGATTTCCTTCAACGCCGGAACTGTTTCAAGTAGTGCGGCAGGATATTGGTTGCGACCTGCAAGGTCAGCAACCGTGTAGTTCTTTGGTTGCTGTGAGTTCCACTTTGTGATGGCAGCCTTACGCATCGCCTGCTTCCTGGCAGGCGTTGCCTTCTTGTACTTAGCAGAAGCCTTCAATGCCTTCAGTGCTTGCGTTTTCGTTTGGGCCATCAGAGTTCCTTAGCCGAACTTAGGGCACGATCAAACGCATCCATGTACTTCGTTGCTACCGAATACTGGGCATACTCCTTGCGAAGTTTCGGACGATCTTCAATCCAATCCTGCATGAACTCATCCTGCACACCAGAAGAAACATTGTTGTCGTTCTCCGCAGCGAAGTCCGTGAACTTCTTGAAGAAGGCAGCCACTTCCTTCTTGGACGCCTCGCGTCCCAAGTAGTCCTTCATCCCAGCCATGACAATGGCCCTGGCCTCATGCTTGGTGGGTGCCTCCGGCATCCCACCACCGCCTGACGACGAACCACCACCAGAGTAGCCACCACTAGACGAGCTACTGCTAGACGCAACCGCAGGCTTCTTCTTCGGCTTCGTCGTGCCCTTCACCCCGCTAGACGGGTTGGCACCAGCAAGCTGTTGACCGTACAAATCTCCACCGTTAAGTGGGTTACCGTTGTTGCTTGTCATGCTGCATAACCTCGCCTCAGTCGCTCATTCGTCGTCCACGGACGCGGTATCCACCGGCCCTTGAAGGCGATAACAGGTCCACGACGAACCCCTGTGTTGTCAGTGGCATACATCTCGCCAGTGAAGAATCGCTTGAACATGCGGTCAAAGTCAGCGTTCGACTTCTGCAACTCCATCGTCACCTGTTGGTAGTCGTCAAGCTCTTCACGAACCCGCTTCTTCGCATCACCTGAGCGGAACAAATCCCTGGTACTACCAGCCTTAGCAATGTTCACCATTGCCGTATCTCTCACGGCGAGGAAGGTGTCCACCGTCGCCCAGTATTCTGGGTTCGATGCATACAACTTCTTCGCCAACTTTGGGTTGTCCCTAACGTGGGCAATCAACTCCAAGCCCACCTGTGGCTTGATGGAATCGTTCTCACCCCAACGGGTGTCCTCGTTCCATCCGTTGAAGGTGGACTTGATCTGCTTGATGACAGACCACCGGGCATCCTCAATTTTGTTCTTGCGATTCCAGTAGCCTTCGTCACGCTTCTGGCCCTTGTACTGGGCTGTCAGTTTCTCAACGTCAGCCTTGTACCGGGCGTCCAACTGGTTGTACGTCTGCCAACCCTTAGCGACTGAATCGGCACGAGTAAGTCGCATCTCGTCCCTATCAGAATCGTAGTATTGGCGGTTCATGCCAGGAACATCCATCGTGCGAAGCAGTGCTGCCGCACGCTTGTCGTAAGGGCCATGAGCCAACTCAGGGACGAGAATCTTCAACTGCTCCATGCGTTCCTGTTGCTCTTCGGTGCTTGTCGCACCGGCAAGGAACTTGGAGACAACATCTTCATTACCCCGTAGCCACTTCACCGTTTCCATCGTGGCCGCAAGCCCACCCACCTTGTTCGTGGACGAACCCAGCAACGGCGCATAGTCAGCGCCGTACTTCTCGTACACCATCTTCGCCACTTCACTGAACTCCTTACCGGAGTCATACATGGCTTTGATCTCGTCACGAATAAACGTGTTGGAGTCCTGGCGTTCAGCACCACTGAACGGGTTAGTGAACTGAACCATCGCAGTCCAGAAGGCCACGGCCTTCGCCTGCTGTACAGCCTCATCCCAGGTGGGCACCTGATCGGCGGGGGCACCGGCCTGATTCCACTTGATCTGATTTGAGCGGAACATGGCAGCTGCTGTCGTGGCAAGCCTGTCTGAGCCGAGTCCCTTCACCGCACTGGCGACACTCTTACTCCAACCGGGCAGAGCGGAGTCGAAGCCGAGTGGCAGAATCTCGCCGCTATCAGCGCCGTAAACATTCGCCCACTTTGCAATATCGACAAGGAACTCTTGCATGAAGTTGGGGTTCTGAATCCCTTCCCATGACTTCACGATCTGGTTGGCGGCAGGTGCCGTCAAGCCACCGAACGATGGCATCAACTGGCCCAGTAGGAACGCCTGAGTCTTGGGTGTGACGGAGTTGCCGTCCTCATCCGTTGACGTCATGGCGTTCTCCAACGCCATGTTCGGTTGGAACACTGCCGAAGCGATATTGCGTGGCGTGATGGCGAACTCAATGTCCTCGGGAATCTTGTCCAGTCCCGTCGCACCCATCAACTGTTCCCACCCGGCGACATCGGCATTGGCTACCTTGCCCACCGGGATCGAATACTCGCCATCAATGGCGTTCCAGATTTGATTAGCCCTGGCAAGGATCGCCGGATCGTTCCCAATGATCTTCGCCCACACACGAGTCGAGTTGACCTGCGATTGGAAGAATGGGGCCACCGGCTCAAAGACAGCGGCAATGTTTGAGTACCGCTCAACCGTGTACTGGACATCCTTCACGTCATGCAGAGCCTTACGTTCCGCCTGACGCATCAACTTAGCCATGTTCCGCTTCGAGTAGTCAAGCCCGTGGAACTGAACCAGTTGAGACAAGTGCGACTGGTATTGGGCGTTGACCATCGGGTAACGGCCAATAGCCGACTCAGGCATGTTGCCCAAAATGTTGAACGCCCTGTCCGTGAAACGATTCCAGTACGCACCAACGGTTGCCATCTGGGCAGGCCCAAGGCCATGCTCACCAGCCAACTCGTAACCAACCACATCGGGAAGGTCGTACTGTGCCTGCGCTGTACGCAGGTCATTCACGGTGAAGTCTTGTCCGTTGAGAATCTTCTGACGAATACCCTCATCAGGGAAGTACCGACGTAGAGAGTCAGCACCCTCATCGAACCATTGGAGAAGGTCAGATGAAGAGTTCAAGTCCTTGCCCATAGACGACGCGAAGCGCCGCAGGCCAGCGCCCTCTTCACTACGAATGAAGGTGAGGAACTCTTTAGGTGAGGCTTCCTCTAGCCGCAACTTCGCCAGGTTGGAACCACGGAGAGTGCGGGTGGCGAAGTGATGTAGCTCTTCCCAATAGTTTTCGTCACTTTGACGGACGACACCGTTAAGTTCACCGAACTGTTTCTGAAGATGCTTCATGTGACTGTTCGCCCGCATGGCGAACATAACGTCCATCGTCTCTTGCGCTGAAGCGTTGGACCATGCAATCTCTGGGGGCAGAGCCTTGCCTTCACCCGCGTAACCCTTAGCCGTCACGTCAGGCCCATAGGTAATGTCATAGCTTGATGAACGCAGTTTACGTTCACTGAGCTTGTCCAACTTCTTACCTATCGCGGCAAGACGTCCTTGCCCGCGAGCAATCTCGGCATCAACACCAGTCAACTCTGACATCAACTTCTCGCGCTCTACGGCGCGAGCGTGTGCCTGAGCGAACATGTCCTCAAAGGACTTGTAGTTCGCAAGATCGGCAGTGTCAAGGTCAAGTGTTTCAATGTCCGTCCGTAAGGCGTCGGCCACAGACTTCGTGCCACCCTCGCCATACAGTTCGTCACTCACGGAATCCTGCAAGCGACCCAGCTTCTTCTTGCCACCGTGATCTAGGCGGATTGCGGCCTTCTGCCCACGCACCTTCATGTTGTGCCCCATTGCCCGAATCGTGTTCGGGTCCAGTTGGGAGGCACCAATGGTTGCCGTGTTCCGCAAGATCGCATCAAACAAGTTACGAGGTGTGTACTTCAATGACAGCAGAACCGCAGGACGGTACACGCGCTGGAACGCCCGGTTGACCGTGGACGCCGCATAGAACGTCTTGGTCGCGGCAGTGCGGATAGTGTCAGAACCATCCCACTTCAAAGTTCCGCTTGCTATCGCATTGAAGCGGCGGGCGTCAACCAGTGGGATTGACCCCGCCAGTTGCGTCTCAAACTGTGGCGTAAGAACAAGGTCACCGTTCTCATCAATGAACTTGCCCTTCTTGTCGCCAAGAACCTTAGAAGCACCATCGCGCTTCTGTTGCCACAGCCGAGTCTCCCTCGCCCACGCCTTGAACAGTGGGTCTTGGGAAGTGAACACGTCAACCTCGGCCTGCCACTTCACCATCGCCTCGTCATAGGCGTCACGGGCAGCCTTGTAATTCGACAGGTCGTTGTCGTACAGAGCGCGAGCACCGTCATACTTGGCATCGCGAACCCTGTTCGCAAGCTTCTTTTCACCACGGTACTGTGCATCCAATGCGGCGTCAGCCACCTTGTTTGCGCGATTCAGTTCGATGGTGGACTGGCGTAGCCGGTTATCGGCGTCAACGATGGCATCGTCAGCCATTGCACCAATGTTGTCCATGTAGGTTCGTTCGGGTGACGCCGCACGAACCCAACCGTTTGCCTTAGCCCACTTCGCAGCTGCACGACGCTGAGCAGGCGTCGCCTGATCGAAAGCGTGTTGCAGTGAGGCTCCACCGGGAAGCTCGATACCGAGCTTCTGAAACGCAGACCTGGCCCGGTACTGTTCCTTCTTCGGGACACTCAGCCGCACCGACTGTTCGGGTGCGACAGGTTCATCTGCCACAGTGAACGACCCGCGCTTTGGTGCGCGTGGTCGAGACGTACCAGTGAATGTGGGTTCAACGGGCATCTGTGGCATAGCCGACAGACGCCCGGACTTCACGGCCTTCTGTAAGGCTAGTTCACGCAGAACCGAATCTTCAATGGCGACAACTGCTTCACCTGTGGCACCGTCACCACGAGATACCGCAGTGGCGTACTGCTTGTAATACTCGGTGCGTTGCTGTGGGGTTAGATGCTTCCAACTGTTCAACCAGGCAGTCATTGACTCACTGCCTGACTTCACATCAGAAATGCCAGAGATCGGCACCCAGTTAGACGGGCGTTGCTTGCCCATCCATCGCACGACACGGACAGGTGTAGAGAACGGCCTGTTCTTGATGAACACAGCCGTATCTAGCGCGGCCTCACCGTTCGCCTTAGCCCTAGCAATCTTCCAAGACTCAACAGCCTTGAAGCTTGAAACGCCGGGTTTAGTGAAAACCCCTTGAGTGAGGTAGTCAACCTCACCCTGCATTTCAAGAAGGTCGGCAAGCTTCGACTCCCTCTTCGCGAGGTCGTCAACAAATGACTGAATGTAGGCGTTCTCTTCGTCAATGCTCTTCCATGAGCGGCGGGACAGTTCGTCACCCAGGCCACCGGGAACACTGGTCCCCATGTACCCACCGGAGAGGCTATCCGCGTGAGCCTTCGCTGCACGCATTTCTTGGGCAATGGACGCCCGAGAAGATTCAACCCGAAGGACTGCATCTTCGTCACCGGCAAAGAACTTGAATACGTCGGCAACCTCGTCAGTGTTGTCAATGTCTGACAGGATCGCGGCAAACCCAGCCGGGTTTGACGAGTTCGCCACAAGGCTGTGCTTCTCAATGACCTTGATGTTGTTCTCGTTAGCGAAGAAACGTAAATCTCTCGCCGCCGATTCGGCACGCTTCGCGGCCTTAAAGTCTTGACGGGCGGCACGCTTAGCTTGACGGGACGTGTACCCGGCTGCAATGAAGCTCTCTTTGGTGGCCCACGGCAGCACCTCGCCACCTTTAGCGAGAGCGGCACCCTGGTCCCACATGCGTAGAACGCCACCCTTGCCGAGTGACTTCGCCATGTTAGAACCAAGAAGTCCACCCTTGGTGGCCTTGATTCCCTTACCCACTCCGACGAGTGGGTCGAGTCCAATCTCGACACCAAGTGTCATCATCATGGTGGTGTACTTACCCGGCCACGATTCTTGCGACCAGTCCTGAATGCGGGAATGGTCGTCTGGGTTCGCGGGGTCGAACTTCTGTCGATCCTCGCGTGCTACCGCATCGGCATACTGCTCGTCGGTCAGGTCACCGCGCTCAACATCAGAGTCGTTGATACCCAACAGTGGACTATTGGGTGCCCACGGGGCCATCTGTGCAGCGGCCTGCCCGTAGTGCAGCCCATACGTCCCATCCCACGACTTCTGCCAGTCGCCAAAACCTTCCGAGTTCGCGTTAACAAACGCGGAAGCGGCACCGAGCACACGGTTACGTGGGTTGTAAACCTTGTCATCTACCTGCTCGATGGCTTTGCCAGCAAAGCCCGTGACGGTGGAGAACCCACCGACCACCGCATTGATGACAGAGTTCTCACCCACATTGCGCTTGAACAGACTCCAGATGTTTGAGTCACCTTCTTGCTGCTGGGTGACCGCATCGAACTGTTCCTGCGATGACCACTGTGGGGCACCTTGGAGATACCCGCCACCATACCGATACTTCTCGGTATTGATTTTTGAGTTCTTCTTAACTGTGATTCCCTCACCGTTATTCACAGTGAAGCCGGGGGAGTATTTCATCTCCCCGGACTTGTCTCGCTTAGCAATCGCGTACTGCCGCTTGGGTGCAACCTCTTTCAGTTGACCACTTGAGCTGTACAACCCGATGGGGGTTTCGCCACCAACGGGAACAATGGTTCCACCTGACGGCTTCTGCTTCTTTTTCTTCTTCTTCGGTGCAACCGCACCGACACTGCCACCTAGATTAACCGCCATCGGTGCCACCGCCTACCAGTGCGGAGATGAACTCGTCCCGAGCGGCTGCATCAGGCCAGTGGACCTGTGCTAAGGGCAGCACAATAGGGGCGTTCTCTGGGCCAAGAGCCTCAGTGAACGCTGACAAGTCCTCAAAGAATGAAGGCAAGTTTGTCCCTAGCTGTCGCGAACGAACATGTACAACTGACGCAGTGAATCTGGTGCGTCAGCCCTGTTAACCACGGGTTCTAGTAGTGGTAGATACTTCTTCAGCGCAGCCATTTCTGGCTTCGGGTCACCCATCCCCAGGGCTTCTAGCCCTGGTCCCTCACCCACTGGGGCACCGGCAGTAACAGGTTCATCGGGACGCTCAGACGGAGCGCCCAATGGTGTTACTGGGGGGAGTGGGGAGCCACCACCGGAAGGTGGTGGCATCCCCGAAGTGTCGGACATGGGGGCAGACGATTGAAGTTCAGCCATTTCCTGCCCTTCCCCATATGGCCCACCTGTCAGATTCCTTACTGGCTGACTGCCGGGTTGACCATCTGTTCTCTTGGCGAACCGGCCTGGACCACTGACCATCGCCGGTTTCTCGGGTTTCCGGTAACCGCCGCTAGGCACTACTTAGCCTTGTTGGGGTTACCAGGGAATGTGGGCAATGCCGGAGGCTGAACAACAGACGTGGCATTAGTGTCCGGGCGGGACGGCTCCCCATAGTTACCGCCATCACTGGCCGGATCGTCGGGAACAACGCTGATTCCACCCTGTGAACCAAGATCAGACATACTGTTTCTCCTTGTTTAGAAAGTACGCTTCCGAGAAACGGAAGCTTGTAAGTTTGGTTGCCCACCAGCTGTCAAACCGGCAAGCATTGTTCTCATGTCTGGGCGACCGCCAGGTGGAGCACCTTGCTGTCCGAGTGGCACCCCACGCAAGGTTCCTGTGGAGGCGTCCATACCGAGCGGGACTCTCGCCGGGTCACCCGCTGCCGCAGGATCGCCCGCCGCTTCAGGACTCTCAACTGGTTCCGGTTCCGGTGGAGGCTCGGGTTCAAACGCAATCTCAACTGCTTCTTCAATCGTCTTACCCTTCCGACGAGCCTGAATCAGTTTCGACATCGAACGAACAATCACCCCAGGGTCTTGGCCCTGCTGGGCCATGACCGGAATGGCCTGCACATAACCAGACACCGCCTGCTTGAGTGCATCGCGGCCTTCCTCAATGTCGATCATCTCTTCTTCGAGGGTCGAGTTGAGCGAGACAGGAAGGTTCTTCCGAAGGAATTGGCGAGAGATGAGTTTGTCGCTTCGCGCCTGAAGTCCCCACACCAACGCTCTATTAGGGTCGAGGCCCGCCATAAGTCCATAATCCACGCTGACAGTATGGTCACCACGAATGTCCTTCTTCGGCGTGTAAGACAAGGTGTACGACTGCCCGTTCTCCGTACCCTTAATCTCCTTCTTCGTGTCACCCCACACAGCCTCATCAAGCTCCATGCTGATACCAATGGCATCCTGCAATGCTTGAGAGAACATGGTTTGTGCAGTCTTCACCTGGGTGTCAAAGCCACCCATGAGAGCTTGCACGCCACGACCAGTGATGATGTTGGCGTCGATGCCGCCAGTACGTGCCTCCGGGTAGCGGGCACCGGTACGCAGTTCCCGTTCCAATGCCTGATCTTCAGCGAAGATGGTGGACGGAACTTGCAGTTCCACGCGACGAACCTTCTCAGGTGTCGCGGAACGAATGATGGCATCTCCACCGATAGCCAGATGGGACACATCGTTCGGCAAAGCAATAGGTGCCTCGACTGCCTTCTGGGCAGCCTCAAGTTTGAGTGTCGCCATCTTGGCCCTGGCAAGCTGAACCCACAGAACATCATCGAACTGTCCACGGGTTTCAGAATCAAACGACGGCATCTGGGCAATCACCACTGGGCAACGCCCAATGGGATTGCGAATCTGTGCCAGTATCAGACCGGAACGTTCAGGGACGAACAGGATCGACTGTTCGTGATCCTCCCACCGAACCAATTCCAGTAACGAGTTACCGTTGATCGAGTTCTTACCGGCACCCAAGATGCGGTCCCGATACTCCGGGTACATGGCCGCTAGGCGGGCAGCCGGTAGCTGCCACCTTTTCGCATACGCAGTACAGTTCCCGAAACGGTCAATGTCGGGGTAGGCACCCCACGGATCATCCAACCCAATATGGGGACGTTGCTCATCCATATTCGCTTCAATGCGAATAGGCATAAACCCGTACGTGATGTACCTGTCAGCGGCGGCATACATTTGTGTTTGAAGCCGTGAGGCTTCCACATAGTAGTTAGCGATGCGCGTGCGCTTATCGGCACGCTTACGTGCCGCATCGTCGGCCACTTGGGAGGTGTTGCAGTTGATGGCAGGTAGTGGGGCGATCACTTCGGACAGGTCACGGGCTGCCATGTCCACAAAGTTGGCAACCACCGACTTCGGCCAGTCGGTAGAGAACAAGCCGGGGGCGATAGCTTCGGCATTGTTCGCCCGAATCTGGGCAACCTGAGCCATGCGAACGTCACGAGCAGTGTTGCGCTCTTTGAGTTCCTCGTAACGCGCCAGGATCGGGCTTATCTCAGTCATTGACAACCTTAAAGAAAGGACATGCGTCCACCTGTGGCCGCATATTCGTCCAACGGAATAACACTTCGCCTGTCCCGGTCACGTTGAGACGTGAACGGGTTCTCCATGAACCACTGCTCACCTCGACGCGCAGACGACAGCACCTCTCTGGCTTTCAACTCCGCAAACCACAAGGCCATCACGGCATCTTGCTTACGATGTTTCGTTTTCACATTCGGGTCCCACAACACCAGCTGCTCAATCAGTGCTTTCACAGCCTCGTTCTTGTGAATGTCCGGCAGCGAAATCAGATTGTTCCCAGAATGCTTGTATCCCTGGTTTTCACCCTTAACCTCTTTCGTGCCGAACAGGGGTTGCAGGGAGGCAACCCCAAACTCGGCATCCTGCTTGTTGAAACCCGTGTGATGCGGTTTCAGGGGGATACCCCGCGTAGCGAGGAACCCCCTAATCTCTTCATCCTGGGTGAGGAACAACTGAAACGCATTGGACTCGATAACCCATTCATTCGGTTTGTAGAGTTCTGTCCATTGATGTATCAGTTCCCGAATCCGCAGGGGAGTGGGGGCAGCCATGATGGACACGTCCAGCACGTACCGTTTCTGTGTTTCACGGTCCACCGCATACGCGATAGTGGCCGTTTCACCGGCCATCGCCGGGTCCATAGAACAAATGATGTAGAACCCTTCAGGGTTCTTCGGATACCCGGGGGCACCGGCCACCAACGGTCCACGCTTACGCATCCCCTCCACCGACCCACGCACACAAATGGAGTCAAAGATCGGTTCAGCTGCCACATCGGCCTGCATGTACACCATTGCCCAGCGTGATGAACCAAGGTCGTTACGCAGTTCCGCTAACCGTGGCCCAGTCCAGCGAGGAAAGTTGCCATCGGCGTCAGCCACATCATCATCCTCAGCCCCCTCAAAGGGGCGTTCAGAAACCGGCCACAATGTTTCCCACTCCTCCGGCTGCTTCTGGGCATTACCCAAAATTGCCGGTTGAGCGAAGTACGTCCACGGGGAACGATTGTCGGTGTAGTGATCTGGGTTTCGTAACTCCCGATAAAGGTCTTGGGGAGCAACCCGAGTACCAATCACCAACAACTTCCCACTCGGACCAAGCCGAGTGGACGCCTCCTGGCGAAGCCAATCCATTTGCTTCTCCCAATCGCCAGCATTGGAGAGAGTCACACAGTCATCACAAATGATCAGGTCGGCGCGAGCGCCATACACCTGACCACCAATACCCAAAGCCTCCACCGTCGGGTGAGGCTCACCGGAATCCTTATCCTCGCCACCCAAATAAATCTGGTTAGCAGCCCACTTATCGGCACTGGCCTTAAACCCGCCCTCAGGGGCAAACACCCTCTGCAACTCCGCGTAACGCGGATGCGTCAACCGTGACGTAATCCCATACAGGAACTTCTTCGCCATCGCCTGAGTCTTAGAAATGATAATGATACGAACATTCGGGTCACGACAAATCCGCCACGTCGCATAATCAATCGTGATCGTCGTGGACTTGGAATGGTTCGGCGGCACATTCACCAACAAACGCTGCGCTCGACCCTTCTCATAAATGAAAGAAGGATGCTGCCAGGAAGGCTCCCGGCCTTCCAACAAATCCACCCAACACTGCTGATGCGGCCACGTTTCCGTCTGCAAATACTTGCGACGAAAATCCTGAAACTCCCCAGCCTCATCCTTACGGTAATCCTTGTCCATCGACCCACGAGTGGACAACACCTTCGCCAGCTCCACCTGGCGACCAAACTCCGGGTCACGCTTCTTCGCATTCTGATACCACGAATACGACCGCTTGCCCAAAGCAAGCGACTCCTTCACCGTGAAACCCTTAGTGATGGACTCGATAACCGTACGTTTAGCCACATCGTTCGCTTGCGCGACTTTGATGGACTGCTTGCGTGAAGAACCGGAGATAGCCATAGACCAAGATCATTTCCGCGTCGAGGACTTATCTTCCTCCGGCCAGGAAAAAGGGGAAGGACAAGTGCCAACTTGGACTTCCCAAGAAGTCCCTAACAAACAACCAACGAAATACCCAAAAGGAGTTGACCCCAGTCAACGACAATGGGGATTTCCCTCGGCAAGTAACACCCCTCAGCCCGTTGAAAACGGGCACAAAACCCCCCGTAGTCCCAAACCCCCACACCACCACTCCCAGGGCGGTCCCTTATACACATCTGACGCTGCCGACGATATGCAGCGTGTAGATCACGGTGGTCGCCCGATCATTAATACAAACACACATCAACAACTTCACTATGCGACATTAACATATAAGCATATAACTACTAACATTCC